ATCATCTTCGTGACAGACAATCCAAAAACCTTTTCTATGTTTTTGACACAAAGCTAACACAGTTGTTTTATCTTCTTCTTTTGCTATTTCGTTAGTTTTATCCCACAACGAAATAACTGAATGTTTAGCTTTCTCAACTTTCTTTATCTTTACCTTTTTGTTGAGTAGCTCTTCTATCTTTTTCTCTTTGCTCACGTTCTATAATTGTTCTTGCTCTTTCAATATCAGCTTTGGACTCTGCCATTTGCTGTTGGTATTGAGAACGAGCCATATCACGTTGTTCGTTAGAACGCAACTTCTCTCTGTCAATTTCCATATCAGCCATCGTTTTATCACGATCTAGAGCTAATTTAGCAGAATCTAGTTGTGCTTTAGAAGCAGCTTGCTCTTCTTTTAATTCAACTTCTTTTGCTTTTAATTCAGTTCTTGCAGCACCTTCTTCAGCTTTACGCTGATTTTCTTGTGCTCGTAATTGTAAGTCTTGTTGTGCTAATTGGAATCGAGGATCTTGAGCTTGCTGTTGTGCTTGCTGTTGTTGAGCTTGCATTTGATTTGCTTGTGCAATTTGTCCAGCAACTTGTGCTTGTGCTTGTGCAACTGCATTTTCAATATCTCTATCCATTGATTCGTATTCGTTATCTTTACCCGGATTAAATCTATCATACTCTGGTGCATTTGGTAATTCAATTCCAGCATTAGCCATAATAGCCATTCGATATTTATGTGCTTGGTGTTCTTGAATGTGTGCCTGTAATGTACCAGCAAGTGCTTGTTGCATTCTTGGATCTTGTGGTATAACAGCAGGGTCACTCATAAAGGCTTCATGCACAGCAATGTGTGAATCATGGTCTTGCCAACCATATGCCTTTACAGGTTTTTGATACATCATTGTATAGTTTTCTGTTGCCGGATCCATAGGCTTACTTCCCATTTCTGGAATAAGCATATCATCTACATTTTCAACATCGAGTGCTTTGTATAATCTTCTATACGCTTCTCGTAAATCATGTATTTGTGGGGCTGCTGCTGCAGCTTGTATTTGTGTTTGTGCCAAGAGAACCCTTTGTGCTGTAGAGAAGATGTTAGGATCGGATACAGGGAGTATGTCGATTCTTCCGTCAAAGTCATCTTTAAAGACTTCACGACCAACACCTTCTACAGCGTAGGGGTATGAATTAGGGAGGAAATCATAATTCGTTCTTGCGAGAATTTTAAATTCTTCTCGTTGTGCTTTGTGAAGTCGTTTATGTATTGACGACATCACTTTTATTCCTTGCTCTAATAACGCAATGGTTGTACCTACAGGAGCTTGAGAATTCATATCTCCTGTTTGTAAATCCGTTATTGCAGCAAGTCGTCTACCTTCGTCAGTTAATGCACCAAGTAGAGCAGTTAAAACTTGTGATGGTTCTTTAAATGGTAAAGGAACAATGGACTTACGAATATCGTCTCCATATCCCTCTACATCTCTAAATTCACCAAATCCTACAGGTTGGTCTCCTTCAACTCGCATTCCACGAGCTTTAAATCCACCCGGTAAGTTTGCAAATTGACCTGCATCAACTAATGAACGCAAAATTGTTGTTGCTGTTTTTTGCAAATTACCAAGTAGATGTACATATCCCAACCCATAAAAGTTGAAACCCGGTAAAAATTTGTAATGAACAAAATATTGTAATCTTTTAAATTTAGAATCTTCATCTCTAAAGTTTTGACGTATAGATAAAACGTCATTTGTTTCTTTACAAATAGTTACAATGTATGGACAAGCAAATTCTTTATCGCTGTTTGGTAATTCCAAATCAACGTGCATTTCTAAAAGTGTAAAGCGAGCATCTTTCTTGTATGTTCTATTTGGTTTTACACCTTCTATGTCTTGTATCTTTTCATTGATACCAGTCATGGAAGTAGAATCATCTGATCTATCTTCTTCCATTAAAGGAATATCTCTGTAGAATCCGTTAACTTGTCTTTTTCTTAACTCATTTGCCTCCATACGAATGACATGAGTATATCTTCCACTTGTTCTTAAATCAGTTGTATTACTTGATACAACAAAATCTGTAACAGGAATAAACTTTGAAACTGGTCGTTCTAATTCTGAATCGTAATAAACTTTTTTAAAGCAACTACCAACAATTGGTAGATAGAATAACATTTGGTCTAAGTCATCAAAGTATTCTTCCATTTGCTCTGTGACTTGATAATTCATAAAGTCTTTAACACGTTCAGCTTGGTATTCTATATCTTTTGTTACCTCGCCTATAATTTGTGTTTTAACAGGGCCATTCGATGGAAATAATTCTTTTAATGCTTGAGCATGAAACTGTACAGCCGCTTCAATCATTAATGGATGATGTGCAGAACATGCACCGGGAAAAGGGTTTTGCATTTCTTCTAGTTTTAATCCTAGAAGATCCATTCCTTTCTTAATTGTATCTTCCCAATCGCCACGACTTTGTATGTCAGCGTCATAAGCAGATACGAGATCGGAAGCAATTTCCTTTAACTCTTCATCATTAATATCTTCAGCTAAGTTTTCTGATTGTTGAACTTCTTCAATAGGCTCATTACCTATGACTACTTCAACCTCTTCGACAGAAACTTGGTCAACTGGTTCGTTTCTTTGTCTTGCCATTTAGAATACGCCTTTGAATTTAACCTTTTGTGTTTGCATTGGATATTGACCACGAGAGACAGAGCCTCCTGCTTTATATCCTTTTATTTTTTCTTTTTCCTTTTTTGCAGCTTTCATTCCAGCTTTAGTATAAGGAAATTTTTTCTTTCCTACTTGTGGCATTATACTAATCCTCCCTTAAAATATTTTTTAGCTAGTTTAACAGATCCACCTTTAGCTTTTCTTTTAGGTTGATCAAATTCACCTTTTTTAAATTTTCCTAAACCTGTTGATGAAACTCCTAGTTGTGATGCAGCTCTTATTTTAGCAAATTTTGCTTTTTCAGATGGAGATAGAGTAAACCAATCTTTAACAAATCTTTTTACTTTATTCTCTCCTTTTGTATCACCTCTTCGTATAGCCCATTCTTTTCCTTTAGACTTGCCTTCTTGTTTAGCAGCTTTTCTTGCACTAACTCCGGGTGTTCTTGTCATCATACTGACATCTTTTGTACTTCTATTTTCAGTATAGCCTTTGACTGGTTTTCCCATAGCTATTTTTAATTCGCTTTTTATTTGTTTCTTTGTCGGCATTATGTTATTCCTCCCATAATTTTACTCATTTCTTTTGCCCTGTTGGGGGTTTGCTTTGCCCAACGTGAGTCAAGCATTTCGCTAGCCGCAACAGAATACTGTGGTGGATCTTGTTGAAGGGCCTTCCACATATTACGGAACTTTGACACCCCTGTTTTTCCTAATTGAAAAACCATTTCTATGATTATAATTTTTGCATCATCACTAATATTTGCCTTTCCACCAGAAGGACAATTATTAATTAAATCTTCTGCACCATCAATAGAACTTTGTAAATCTTTTTGTAGTATGTCCATTAAAAACTTTTCTTCGTATTCTTTACCATCTTCCCAGAAATCTTCAACACAAAGGTGTCCTACCCCGACTGTTCTCTTACCTAGAGTATCGAGGTATACCTTGTTTCTATACCCTTCGTGTTTTTTTACTGATTCTAAAAGTTTATCAAAAGTTTCTTTTTTCATTTAATTATCTTCTACCTTTAAGTTTTGTTAATTCAGCTTTTGTTTGCTTTTTAGCACGTTGACCAATTCTAGCCAAAGCACCTGTCTTTTTCATACTTGAAACTGATTTAAAACCACCACGAGCAGCATCTCTAACATCAGCCCTGTTTTTATCAGCAACTTTTTGTTTATAGGTTTTAGAACCTTTATTAACATTATAACCAGTTCCTTTATAACCTTTTAAATTGCTATAGTATTTTTCTCCTGCACTTTTCTTTTTTGGAGATGCAGGCATAACATCTTTTCTTGGTATGTTAGTTTTTTTCTTTTTAATTGTTTTTTTACCATTTAAATGTGGATTTTTCATATT